TATGTTATTGAAAACATAGATAAGGCTATTAATGAACTTGTGTATGAAAAGACACAAGTTATTAAAGCATACAATTATTACCATGGAAAACGAGATCCAGAACAATTTAGGCATCTTGAAGAGAACTATGGTATAGGAACTCCTACGTCTGTAGAGTTCATACCTTTGGTAAGAAAGCATGTAGATGTCTTAATTGGAGAATATCTTTCTACACCATTATTACCAAAAGTATCATGTAAAGATTCTGCAACATTATCAAATATTTTTAAAGAAAAACAAGTAAAGATAAATGATTCAATTGTAGCAGAATTACATCAATATTTAAAAAAAGTAATTTATTCTAATTTTACTGAAGATAAACCTTTTAATGATCCTGAATTAGAAAAACGAATTAATGATTTAAAAGATTCATTGGATAGAAACTTTATTTCAGAATATGAAATAGCTGCACAGAATATTGTAGATTGATCTATGCAAAGTAGATCAATTGATTTTTTTAATCAACGAAAAATATTACTTACAGATTTATTAGTTTCTGGTACAGCTTATTATAAAGGATACCCTTCATCTAATGGTACAAATGTATTATTAAAAGTATTAAATCCTATTAACACATTTATTGATAGAAATCCGGAATCACCATATTTAAAAAATTCAGCTAGAGCAGTTGTTAGAGAATATCTTACTAAAGACCAAATTTTAGCACGATATGGTGAATACTTAAAGAAGGATGATTTAGAAGCATTAGACACATTAGAAGATTATTCAGTTGATGGTTCTACAACAACTTATTTAAGAAGTTACGATAATACAATGTCAAGTTCAGATATATCTGATGGTGTATTAGGTGGATTTGAAGTAACTCCTTTACTTCCATTTGAAAGAAATACTTCTAAATATTTTAGAGTATTTCCTGTTTATGAAGTAGAGTGATTAAAAACTGAAAAAGAAGGAGACCAATATATCGTTAATAGATATGAAGGTGTAAGAATTGGAACTAATATTTATATTCCTAAAGGAAAAAGTAAAGATGTTATTAGAAGTATTGATGATTCAAGAAATGCAACACTTACTGTAAATGGAATGTTTTATTCTGACAGAAATGGAGATCCATTTTCTTTAATTTTAAAAACTGCAAACTTACAAGATAAAAATGATGTGTTACATTTTTATAGAGATAATATTATATCAGAATCTGGAGGAGTTGGAGATTGGTTAGATGTAGCACATTTACCAAAATTCTTAGGACAAGATACAGCTGAGAGACTTATGAAATGAAAAGCTTATAAGAAATCAGGTGTAGCTTTATTTGATTCTTCACAAGAAGGATTACCTATGGCTAATACAACTTTTGGTGGATATGATGATACTATTAAATTACAAACAATACAAGCTATTGATTTAGCAATTCAAAGAAATGAGGAAACTTGTTCAATGATTACTGGTGTATTTAGAGAAAAACTTGGAGGTATTGAACAGACAGATGCAGTTACTAATGTACAAGTTGGTGTACGGCAATCTTCCTATATTACCAAACAATATTATCAAATAATGGATTTACTAACTAGAGAAATTTTATTAGACATTTTAAATTTAACTAAATGTGTATTTAAAAATGGAATTAGTGGAACTCTTATTTTAGGAGAAAGATTAAATAAAATATTTACAGCTTTGCCAGAACATTATACAGTAACTGATTATGATATTCATATTACTGATAGTGCAGAAACGATTAAAGAACAAGAGACAATTAAACAGTTTAGTATGGAACTTACTAAAGGTGGTATGCTTGATCCTGAAACTTTAATTGAAATTATGACTTCTACAAGTTTAACAAAAATGAAAGAGAATGCTAAGTTGTCCATTACAAAACAAAAAGCAGAACAAAATCAACTTGGACAATTGAATCAACAATTACAACAAATGGATCAACAATTGAAACAAACTACACAAGAAGCACAAAAACTACAAAGTGAAGTTGATAAGTTGAATCAAACTAAATTACAATTGGAGCAAGAAAAACTTTCATTCCAAAAACAACTTGAATGGTATAAAGCTAAATCTGATACTGCATATAAAGATCAAATGCTTGAATTGGAAAAGAAACGTGTTCAATTAGAAGGATTACAATTAATTGATGATGATCCTAGAAATAACGAAGTAAAAAATACATAATATGAAATGATTAAATATATTAATAGAACGATGGAAATCAGAAAGTCCTAAGTTTTGAAAAAAAGTATTATCTGCTGCTATTACAGTAGGTAGTAGTGCAGTTGCAGTAATTGGTGCAGAAAAAGTTTTTGATTTACAAAATTATGGTGTACCACCAATTATATTTACAATAGCAGGATATATTATTGTAGCTTCTGCAGCAGTAGGTTTATCTGCTAAAATTACTACAAATGGACAGAGTTCTAACTTTGGAGTTTCAAAAGATATAAAACAAGATGATAATGTAAAGCTAGATGCTTAATTTAAATTTATATAAAAATGGATTCAATCTTTAAAATTTCAAGATCAGGAACCTATGGCATAACTGTTGATGGATTAGAAACAGATAGTTCAGAGTACTTAGTTGAAGGAACAGACATCTTAATAAGTACTCGTAACTATGCCTATAGTCAAACTGTAACAATAAATGTTATTTCATATTTAAATTCTAGTGGTACTGAAACATTTGAAACATATGAAGTAAATAATCACTCTTTACCTTTAGACTCTCAAGAATTTTTATTAAGTAAAGATGGCTTATATAAAATTTCTCATATTATTTTACCAACACAAGTTTGGTTACAATATGTATTAGGTAGAGATCCTAACGCATTATCAGCATATAATTTAATTTATTATTATAATACTACAGATAGTAAATTCTATTTATATGTAAATAATAATTCTACAGAAGTACAATTAACTACTATTTTAAGTGCTCCTTATGTAGATTCAGTTTTACCAGAGGATAAAGTTTCAACTGTTATTAGAGCTGATAAAAATACCTTCATTATGTATTATCTTAATGATTATTTTGGCAAATTATCTAAAGAATTATTAGTATCTTTGCCAAGTAATTGTAATATCAATGATAGTTCATATAAGCAGAAAATCTTTAATAGAGATGTTCTATGAATGGGTATTAATGTAATTAAGTATTCACTAGAAGTATCTCAGTATTATGAAGCTCAGCGCATTCTAGAAGATTTAACTAGATGTGGTAACTTATGTGATACTTCATTAATAAATCCTACATATGACTGTGGATGTAATAACTAGTATAAAAGCTAGTGTTATTAAGGATTACGAAAATTTCGTTAAAAGACTTAATATAGGTTATGTTGATAATTATGATATTATACTTCACAAGATTATGTTTATTCAGAATTATCAGTATTTAGATAAAATATATCCTATTTATGAATATTTAATAAATAATTAGAATGGCATTACCAATATCAAGAAGATATGCTTGCTTAACTGATTTAAATAATTATTTTAAAAAGTCAGATCTTTTAAAAGGATTAACAGAATTAGAAAAACAAGAAATAAGGAAAAATATAGGTATACTAAATTATACCGGAGAAGGTGGACAGTCTACTCCGGTAAATATTACCTATACTAACTTACATGACTTAATAGTTCGTAGTTCGTTAGTTGTTGGAGCAAGATATATAATCACTGATTTTCAAACTATATATTCTTCTAATGTATTCAATACAAGTGGACAAAAGATTACATGGGGAGTTAATATAAATCCATCAGCTACTTATAATTTAGTAGTTATTGCTAATACTAATAGTACGCTAGATTCTCGTGCGGTTATACTAGAACACCCCAATTGAGTAGTTGAATTTGATGCTACGCAAGAAACTTTACAAGATGATTTAAAAACTAAAGGTAAGATTACTTTCTTAAAAGATGACAATAACAATTCTGCTTATTATGATTTTAAAAATATAAAATTCAGAAGAACTCGAGCAAATCTACTTAACACAAATTTAGAAACTACTTTAGAGTATTTAGATTTTTATACTTTTTCAGATGTTATTAACGGAAATGTTATTGATACTTCAGAATTAGACACAACTAAATACAATAAATTTGATGAGAATTGTTGAAACAATGTTTTTATTGGAGATACCTTCAACAATTTATTTGAAAGTGGTTGTGTTAATAATACATTTTTAAGAGGTTGTCATGATACAACTTTAAAATGAAACTCTGTAAATAATTTATTCAATGAAAATGTTTGTTTCACAACGGGTTCAGTTTATAATCAAACTTTACCTATTGGTAATACAACATTTTCAATGACAATTACAAAAACCATACAAAAAGTAAATGAAGTAACATTGGTATCTCATTTAGATCCAATTACATATGCTTATCAAATAATATTATTAGAATAATGACAGAATTTGTAGATTTAAATAATATAGAACAAGGCATTAATATTCAACAAACAGTAATGCTTGATGTAGTTCTTCCAGATATAGATACTTTGGAAATACCTACTGTTAAAATCAAATCTACAGAATATTTAGAGAACCCTGAATCTGAATTAATAAGTTATATAGTTTTAGAAGGTGAAAATTCTGTAGAACCCGAATGTGATGA